AACTGAAGATAAGATGATGTTTAAATCATGGATTAAAGATGTATCAGAGGCAGTTGTAAATGGCACAGATATATCAGGAGTCCCTGCAAATCAAAGGGAAGTTGGCACTGATGCACACCGTAAATACGTAGAAACTATGGTGCCCGGAAGTAGTTACGGTTTACACTTTATAAATAAATATAGAAAAAAATTAAAAAAATAATTTAATGGACAAACCAGCGGTTGCTCCTGCTGTGGGAGCGAAGGAAAAGATTGAAAAACAAGCAAGGCAACTTGCATATGATTCACGTTATAAAGTCAAGCAAGCAATGAAGGCAAAGGCTGGTGGTCGAGTAGATCCTGCTGCAATGCGTAAGGCATATATTTCTCAGTTAGCAAAGTCTCCTGCTGCACCTGCTATTAAGGCAAGGGCAAAACAAATGCTCATGGGCGAAGGGTACATTGATGTTAATAATTTAATTAAAGAAGGTTCTTTATCAGCATTGAAAAAGATATTTGTTGAGAAAAAGATGGTTGTCACCAATGCAGATAAGGCTGGCAACACACCTGCATATCAGAATTATAAGAAGGGTGATAATAGATATATCGCTGCTGATCATCTTAAGAAGGCAGAGATGAAGGAAGAGGCAGAAGAGAAACAATTTAAAGTAAGAGTCACAGACAAGAAGACTGGTAATTCCTATGTAAGAATGGCAAGTCGTGCAAAGATTGGTGAACTTCGTAGTAATCCCGGAATATCCTCAGTTGAGATGACAGGTTATGGTGAACCCACTAAGTCAGAGAAGGTGAGTAAGAAAGGAAAGATGGATCCAGTTGGTAAGGAAGATGGTGATATAAACAATGATGGTAAGAAGGATAAGACTGATAAGTACCTCATGAATCGTCGTAAGGCAATCGGTAAGGCAATCGCATCGAAGAAAGAGTCTATTGAATGGTCTGCACTATCTGAGTTATCTGAGAAAGTTTCTGAAGATAATAAAAAAATAACAGGCAAGGGTGTAAACAACTCAAAACTTATCAAAGTATTCCCTGATGAAATGAAGGAGCATCATCAAAAAGATGCTAATGGTAAGGTAATTGAGCATGATGAAGATGGTACACCAAGTTCTGTTGAAGAAGGAATGTTAGTGAATGTTGCTAAAGGTGTAGAGTCAGGAGTCAAAAAATTCAACAAGTTTGATGATAAAGTAACTAAGTCTTTTCAGAAAAAAGTTGTAAAACCAGCAGTTAAGAAAGTTAAGAAGGTTGCTAAGAAAACAGGTATGGCAGTTCTTCGTGGTACTGCAGGTGCAGTTGGTGGTGCAATCAAAGGTGCAGGCCAAGGTGCAATGAAGGGCATCAAAAAAGGTCTAAGAGAAGAAGAGGAATTAAAAGATAAGAAGGAAACACCAGATGGTATGACAGATGTGACATTTGATATGGGTGCAGCATTACCAGTAACAATCAAAGGTAGTGATGATCCAAGACAGATACCAACTGCAATGAATCTTAAGAAGATGAAACTTCGTTCTATGGGATTAAATATGTCTCATGAACCAGAAGGTGATATGGTTGAAGATAAAGATTATGAAGATAAAATGAGATCACAAATTAGAGGTTTAGATTCAAAAGGATCATCAGAGGCAGGAGATATAGCAAGACGAAAGGCGAAAAATAAAGCTGCTCTAAAAAGATCGGAGCAGGGAGCTGCAAGGAGAAAAGAAAATAGAAATTATCTTAGAAGTATAGGGAAATATAAAGGCCCTATGGAAGCAGTTAAACCCGAAGGCGATGTGGTTGAAGGAAAAGAGGAAAGTGGATTTATTTCAAATGTTTCAAAGGCAGATGTAAGAAACCAAAGAAGATTTGGTAAGAAAGGTAGTGCCACACCAACAGGATACTTTGGTCAAGGAACATCAGAAAAAGCAAAACTTGCTGTGAAAAGAGGAGAAGAGCATAAAGCAAGACGAGGTGTTAAGACAAAAGGTGCCATGGCTGAAGCTATGACTGGTTATGAAAAAGCAAGGAAGGCAGCAGCAAGGAGAGCAGCACAAAGAAATGCTGAAAGAAAAGCAGGTAAGAGAGGTGGAAGAATGGAAAATGAAACTTATAGAAATGAAATGGGAACAAGAATGCATTATAAAGGATACAAAGCAGAGGCATATGGATACAACATCTTCCGTAAAGAAGATCAGAAGATTCTAGACATCATCGGTGATATTTTTGAGAATCAGGCAATGGAGGCTCAAAAAAAAACTGAAAAACCAGACCCACAACTAGCAGCAAAAGAAAAGAAAGCGAACATGGCAAAGAAGCAAGTTCTTATGAAGAAGTTGCAAGCAGTTCGCATGGGTGCCGGATCTGATATTCAAGCATCACATGAACCAAATGGTGAGGTTGTGAGTGAGTTAAATCGTTTTGAGAAAGAAAAGGGCATGGATACCAAAACTGGTAAACCTGTTCAGAAGGGTGGATCTGCAAAGAAAGACCTTGCTTTCCAAGCGGTCATGAAAAAATATGGCAAACAACGCATGGGTGCAAATCAACCTAAAAAGGTAAAGGGTGCCAAGTCTGACGTTGGAACTGGTAGAGTTACTCAGATGCTTGCGAAGAAAAAGGAACAGCAAGCAAAAAACAAGGCACTTGCAGATAAAGCAAAGAAAGCAGGTTATAAGAGTACACAGGATTATGTGAATGTACAGGCAGTGCGTAAGGGAGGTTTAGGAACCTAATGCCCGCACTGTCTAAAAAACAACAAAGGTTCTTTGGAATCGTTCGTGCCATTCAAAAAGGCGAACAAGCACCTACCACACCTGAGACTGCGAAAGCAGCTGAGGATATGAAGAAAACTGATGTAAAGAAGTTTGCTTCAACTAAACATAAAGGTTTACCTGAGAAGAAAGTTACTTCAGAGGAACTCAAGTTAAACCGTAAGATTTCATTTCCCGAAATGCAAAAGCGTATAAGGGATGCGAAGGAAAGAGCAAGAGACAAAAAGAAAGAATCCGATAGACTATATTCCGACACCAAGAAGCACGGTGTTAAATTCTACGACAAAAAAGGAAGTGGTCGAATTGTCGGAGGCAAAAAAAAGTACGATTGATTATATATAGATTGAGTTCAACTTAATAATATGCTCTCTTTTCTATTACCATTCGCATCAAAAATTATTTCAGATGCAGTTAACAAGATTCCAGAAAACGAAGAGTTAGGAGAAAAACTAATTGATGTTTGTCTTGTAATTCTTAAAAAAGCAGTCAAATTAACAAAGACTGATATGGATGATAAATTACTAGCCCAAGTAGAATCTGCTATAAAAGCACGTTAATAATCTATATTTTTATAAATATCACTATAAAGATTATAGGTAAAAAAACATGTCTTCATGGGGAGCAACTGACGCAGACGAGTCAAAACCCAAGTTTCTGACCGACGCGGAAAAGAAACTAGTGTTCGCTAATTCAAGTGGATGGGTTCTAGAGGCTGGTTCTGCTTTCAGTGGAAACGATAATGTCAATGCAACACCAGAGGTTTTGGTTGCAATTGGTGATCTAACAACAAGTCTTGGTGCTGCTGACATCACAGATGTAGAATTTGTTCTTACATCATTTAGTAAAGGTGCTGGTGGTAACATGGATATGTTAGTTAGATTTAACGAGGCAGTTGATGTCACAGGTACACCACAGTTCTTGATAACTAACCAAACATCATCTGCTAGAAACATCACATGTAACTTCTTGTCTGGATCAGGCACAAACGAACTTACATTCAGAAAAGTACTTGGTGCTAATGCTGCTGCAACAAATGCAAATGATGTTCTAAAGGTTGTTGCAAACCCAGTTTCATTAAATGGTGGTACTATTAAAGATGCTGGAACAAACACCGTATCTACAATCACTAGTGCAGTTGCAATCGGAACTGCTGCTGGAACATTGACTGTTGCTGCATAAATATTGCAGCATGACTAAAACATATGAGATTTGATGAATTGAATGAAGATAACTATTTGTTATTTGCTATAAAATTTTACAACAACCCACATGCACTTACCAAAGATGACTTTGAGGATGATTTAAAGCGAATCAAATATGTTAAGAGACTTCTAAAAAGATATAAAAACACTGGGGTGCTGAAAACACATCTTATATTGAACCACCTTACCGTGCTGTTCAATGTATTTGATGATGCAGCAACACCCCTTTTGTTTTATAATTTAGAAGAAGATTTGTGGCCTGCGGTCAAAAGTTTTCTTATATTCTTAAGAAGAATACCAGAATACCCTAAATCGCACGTTCATGGAATACCTCAAGATGATTATTGTATATCAGAACTTGGATCGATATGAACATCGACAATATCATTAGTAAAGTCAGAAACCTTAGAGAGTCAGTTCCAACTAACTCTGTAGGGTCAAATGGACTTACGAATGATGGTTCAGTTACTACATTAGGTGGGTTTAATAAATTTTTATTTCCTCCACGTATTGATTTACTATCACAGGATTATCAAACTCCCGGTCAGACAGGTCTTGCCAAGTGGAGATTTTCTAATGTATATCCAGTTCAGAAAGTCACTGAAAAGGATATTGATAGTATGGTTGATGCATCAAAGGAATATACTAGGTTATCTACTAGGTCTATGGACACACGATTACAAAATGTTATTGATATAGTTAAGGCACTTCGTGAGGAGGCAGCTGTAGGTGCTGCACCTGTTAATAATGTTGGTGGTGGAAAGATAGCAGGTACGATTGAAGCAGGAGATGATCCTCCTATGAAGAAAAAGAAGAAGAAATATATCTATGGTGGACACGGATCACGAAAGATGTGGTTAGCAAATAAGAAAAATGGATGATAATAGTGTTAATGCAGCAATATTAGAAAGACTGGAGAAGGTCGTACAATCTTTACAAGAGAACTCTGTGAAGATGGGAGAACTTCTGGCAGTTCATAATGAGAAGTTAGATAAACAAGACCGCATCGATGCAGTTCTATTTGAGAAGATAGAACAAGTAGACCAAAAATTAGATCGTCACGCAACAGATATCAAGAAAGGATGTGAGAGAGACATAATGCTTGTAGACAATCGTTTGAGAACAATTGAAAAGAAGATGTGGACTATCGCAGGTTCTTTAACTATCATAAGTTTTGTAGTATCACCAATAGGTCAAAGATTTTTAAGAAGTG